GGGCCTTGGCGAAAGCCAGGTCTGTGATGCGCTTGTAGTCGAACAGTGCGGGCGCGCGCAGGCTCATGTCGATGGACACGAAGCTCCCCGCATCGTTGCTGTAGCCCACGGCGCGCAGATGCCCGCCTCTGGCGGCGGCGTACAGGATGTCGTTGCCGGTGACGATCGGCTGCACATCGCTCGCACCGTGGTAGCTTTGCGGCCGGATGCTCAGTGTGGTGGGCGTCAGAGGCCCGTTGTCCACGCTGGCCACGCGATACTCAGCGGCGTCGGTGAAGACGACGATGTCGCTCAAGGGCACAATGTGGCGAATGTTGTTGCTTTCGCGCGCGGCGATGCGGAACGTCAACGCGTCGTCGTCGCGAGGCGGTAGGCTGTAGTTGAGATTACTCTCGGTGCCGACCTTCGACGTGAAAAGCGCCTGGGGCTCGAGGGTGGTCCCGCCGAAAACGCGGCGTTGTTCGAAGTAACCGACCGCGGCGGGTTAGTCTGTCGCCAGCGGGTTGTTGGCGATCGGCGGGGTCTTCGAGATATCGGCCAGGATATTGTCGTCGATCATTGTGCCCGTCGTTGTCTGCCCGATGAAGCCGTAGATGCCTCCGGTCAGCTTGTAGACGTTGCAGCGATCGGTCGTGCTCAACGTGAGCGTGTTGATCGACCCGGTGTTCGCGAGCTGGTTTACACAGGTGCCGCTGGCCCCCGGTACGCTCTCGTCCTTGCCGTCGTCACTCGTGCGCGTGGCGACGTAGTCGTAAGTCACGGTCGGGCTCGCGCCCGCGACCGTCGCCACAGGTGTCACCGTCGGCGCAGCGAGCGCAGACGCGAACACACACGGGGCCAGGACCCACGTTGTCGCACCCAGGCGTCGCAGCTCGCGCGGCGCGTAGTTGGGGTGCGTGATCGTCATGACGTCGGCGTTCTGGACGTAGCGGAGATTAGGTAGGTCAATCTCCGCATACGGGCTGGGGATCTCGTACGCCTCGCCCATGAGGTACCAGTAGTCCTCGGCCGCGGCGACGGCGGTGCCTGTGTAGCCTGTATAACGCGTGACGGAGCTGTATATCGGCAGCAACGCCCAGACGTCGCCACCCTCCGTGATGTGGATCTCTTCGTAGCCTGTGATTTCATAAGAGGTGTAGGAGATGTACACCATCGCGCCCAACGTCGCCGTCGTGGGCAACTCGGTGCCGACGTTGGTGTACCCGGGAGGGGCAGTGGTCAGGTCAACCGCGGTGGACACGACCCAGGAGGTGGTCAGCACGGGCGTGCCCGCCCCGTAGACGTACAGGTCGGGTTGCTTGTTCACCGGGACGTCTACCACGGCGTAATAGGTGTCGCCGCCGTAGGTCACGAGAGCGCCCGCGGTGTATGTAGGGACCGCGCTCCACGCGCCCAGACCTGTGGTGGGTGTGAGCAGCGTCGCGCCGAACGTGTGGAAACGGAAGTACGCTTCGCCGGCCTCGATCGCCATGGTCTGCGACGCCGAATACCTGAAGGGTAGCATCCGGGACTTCTTGGCCGCGTACTTGGCTGCGCGCACGAACGCGGTGCCGGGGCGCGCGGTGGCCGGGCCCTGCGGCAGCACGATGTAGTTGTTGCAGACCCGGAGCCCGGTGTCGTATTTTGGATCGTCGACGCGGCCGTGCATCTCGCCTGAGATGACGCCGCCGTTGAACGAGCGCGCGAAGAGCTTTGTGTTAGCCATTTTCGTCGTTCGGATAAATGGTGCCATCAGATGCCTGACGCACGCCGCTGTCATTGCTCAGTCCGCGCGCCGCGTGCCAGGGTGCGGGGTGCTGTGTGTCTTCGCGGATGGCGCTGCGCTGGCGCTGGTTGGCGTCTTTAGTGCTGAACTTGGCGGCCAGGGCTTCAGAGAACTGCCACTGCGTCGCCGCGAGCTTGACGCCCGTGTCGCCTTTGACGATCGAGCCTGCCATGTACGACGCGAGGCGGCGCGACAGAGCAGACACGAACAGCGGCGGGAATTTTGTCGTGTCTGTGGCGCGCTTCATGTAGCGGCACACCGCGTCTTCCACGTTGGTGTAGATGACCGGCACGCCGTCGCTGGCGACTTCGTACTCGGCTTCCTGTGCGTCCTCGTCGTAGAGGCCGTCGCCATACAGGACGGCTAGGCCATGCAGCACGTCGGTCGGCATGGCGTAGGCATAACGCCAACGGGACGGCATACCGACCGCGGCGGTGACGTCAGCGAGCGCGACGCGGGTCTTGGCCCAGGTCGGTTCGTACTCCTGCACCAACTCATCGCGCGCGATCGGGTAAAACACGGCAGCAGCGGCAGCTTCTGCGCTGCCGTCGGGCGGGTCGATCGCGGTGATGACGCGCTTGTGCCCGATGTGGGACAGCGCGAGGTTGCAGATGTCTACAGCGCTTGTCATGTCAGGAGCGGCCCTCGGGAAGCGAGGGGGCCGAAGCCCCCTCTATGCCAGCGTCTCAGGTTTGGTCTTAAGCGCCTCGACCTGAGACTTTACCGGTTGTGATTTGGCGAGTTGCGACAAAGCAACCGGTGCCTGGCCCGCAGGTGCGGGCTCAGACCTGTTAGTGATGGGCGTGTCCTTGTCCACGACGACAAACCAAGGGCGGTATTGCGGGTCCGCCTTGGCTTTGGCTTTGACGTGGTTGACGATGTCTTGCCCGACCTCCAGTACGGCTCCCAGGCGAACCCGGGAGCCATCGTGGAAAGCTAGTCTTACTGCACGAACGAGAGGCATCTAAGCGTCCTCTTAGGTGTTCTTCAGCGTATCGCCGGGATCGTTGGCGAAGGCTTTGAAGGTGTTGGCGTTCGGCGTGAGGAAGGCGTTGACCTTACCCGCGGTGAGCGCGGCGGCGGCGGTCGTTTGCAGGACGCCGAGGTAACGCTCGTAGGTACCGCTGGGGACACGGACGCGCGCGACGTAGTAGCCGGCGGCGAGTGTGGCCACCGGGATCGCCGGGCTAGACCAGTGGTAGGTCGCCGTGCCGTCCACCGCGATAGCCGCCTGCGCGTCGGAGCACAGGTGGAACTGCGTGGTGTTCGATCCGCCGGAAGTGGCCGCGGTGTCCACCTGGATAACCAGGGAGAGTTCAGGGCCCACATTGATGCCATCGCCCAGGGCGGACGGCGCGCCGCCCCCCAGATCCATGACATCGCCGATGAGGTAGTTGCCCGCGCCGCCCGTGTTAAGGGACGTCGCGTCGCAGAACTCGTTACGGTCGTCGATAATCATAACGTTATCTCCTCTAGGCCTGCGCTTACGCGACGCCGGTTTCAGTGTTGAGCAGCGCGTCGCAGCGGCGCAGCGGGACGCCGCCGAAGTAGTCCTGATGTTTCCCGGCCAGCATCTCGGTCGTCAGGGTCGAGTTCTTGACCTTGGCGACAGACTGACGGCGCAGGAAGGCTTTGGCGCGGCGGTTCAGGTAGAATGCCGGGCGGCCCAGGTTCAGGCTCGGAACGGTTTCCAGCGCGGTCGTCAGGAGATCCGTCAGATCCGGGCCGGTGGCGGCGTCGGCGACGAGGTCTTCCGAGTTGTACTGGATGCGCACGACGTAGCGCCAGTCGCGGACGACGAGGCCAGCGTCCCAACGGTAGTGGGAACGGTAGGCTTCCATTCGGCCGCCGGCACCATCGACGTTCTCGATCGTGACCTGGCCCTTATCGGTGTGCTGCAGGCCGCCCTTGGAACCTTTGGGGTAGGTGCAGAACACGGTCTGGTCGCCCCAGACAACGAGCCAGATGGAGGCGTTGTCGGTGCTGTCCGGTTGCGTGTCGCCGGGGCGGATGATGTTCTCGCCGTTCTCAGCGCTGCTGAGGTTGAAACGCGGGGCGAAGCCCGTGATTTCTTCCGGCGCGGTGGCTTCCGAAGCGTAGAACAGCGAGGAAGCGATTTCTTTGTTCATGCCTTCGATGTGGGCCCGGTCTTCCGACATGCGGAACGCGTCGGTGTTACCGTTGAGGTCGGCCAGCGCTTTATCGACTTCCGCGTATGCTTCAAGCATGCCGCAGGTGTCTTTGATTTGCGCGGTGCGCGACTTGGCCGGCTGCACGCCGCCGTAGAGCTTGCGCCATGTCGGCTCAGGCAGACCGGTGCGAATGGTCGATTTATGACCATCGATAAGGTTGCCTTCGATCCAGGTCGCGTCGGTGAGGATCTCGTTGGTCGTGGACAGGATCTCAACAATCTTGTCGATTTTGCCGTTCGGATCGAGGCGTTTTGCCACGTCCATCAGCGTCGGGTTGGTGATTGAAAGCGTCGCCATGGGTGTTCCTTACTTCGCTTTGGATGTGGGGTGATCGTAGAAAGAGGTCGTGCTTGCCGCGGGGCGCGCACCGGCGATGATTTTGTTGTCGTCGCCGACGTATTTGCTCAGATTAAATCCGAGCTTCAGCACCTCGGGGTGGTTTGCGAGGCCGCTTTCTTCCAAAAACTTCGTGAGTTCGGGAGACCCGAACGTGGTCAGCGCGCCCTTGGCTGCACCGAGGTTGGCGTCAAAATGCTCGCCGCCCAGCGTCGGGTCGGCTTTCGCTTCAGCGACCCAGGCTGCCTGCGCGTCGGCAACCATCTTGGCCTGCGCTGCGTTGAACGCGTTGACTTCGCTGACGCGGAGATCTGCGAGGCGTTGCGCGCCGGCCTGGTCGAGATTGAGTTCCTTGGCTGCGGCCTGCAGCGACTTGACGGCGTCCTCCTGGAAGGTCACGCCTTCCGGGAGTGTGAACGCTTCGTAATTTTCGGGTGCACCCTGCGGTGCCTCGACTGCGGGGACAACTGCCTCGACTGCGGGGACAACTGCCTCGACTGCGGGGACAGCGGGCTCGACTGCAGGGACTACAACAACTTCACTCAAGACTTGGCCTCATTCAGCATCTTCATGTATTGCTCGCTTGCGTGGTCGGTTGCCCGGGCCGTCACAAGCAAACCGACGTTCCGTTGGCCTTCGTTGAACAGGGTTTGCGACGCATCCCCTGTAAAACTCGTCCTGAACACGCCGGCCTTATCCAAAAGACCCCACACAATCCTGCGGCCTCTTGCGTCTGCCATTAGCCACTTCCAGTCTTCTGCCTCCTGGAGGGCGAACAGCTCGGCCTTTTTTCTGCGGGCTTCGCTCTGTTCGCTCTCGTCAATAGGTTCGTCTTGGTCGTTGCTTCCGGTCATCTGGGGCAGATCCTAGTACAAGTCTGATTTGTGGCGCGCACGGGGCTACGGACTGACCGCATTCAGGGTTATGGTGCCCGTGCCCAGGGTGGTTGTTGCGAAGCCTATCGCCCGCACTTCTACTGTCAGCACGCAGCTAGCCGCAACAATCTGCAGGGTCCACTGTCGCGTGGACGAGATGGTCAGCCACGTAGCCAAGTCGTTTCCGCCGGGGCTGGTCCCCGAGAACAGTGTAGCGCGCACTTCGTATAGGTCGCCGACTGCGGCGTACTTAGGCG